GACCAAGAGCGAGAGGCGTGCTGTGCGTTGCTGGATAAGTTCAACGACGGTTTTTGGTGCGAGGAACTCCGCGCCGCCCGCCGCCCCAAGCCGCCGAGCTTGAAAGAGCAGGCTCTCGCAGCCGCACGCATCGAGCTAAATCCCGATGGCAAGAACGGTGCTCTTATCATCCACGCCCTTGAGCAACTTCCCGATCACTGTTAGTTATTACCACTAATCACCCATGACCCAACAACACCCAGCCCCGTTTGAAGACTTCTCCACCGAACTTCAAGATCCTTGGCCTGTGGTCGAGCGCTTGCGCATGGCGCTACGCGAGGCAGAACGCTACTGCCTCGGCGCTGAGAACACAACCGGCCATTGCATCACAGCCCTTCTTGAAATCCTGCCTGACGAAGATGGTTGACTACCTAGACGACAACGCTTTGTCCATCATCCGCCGCGCACTGGAGCAGATTCCCGCTGCTTCATTGTTGCCGGCGTGATCCGCCACTGGCGGCCGGAGCCCACTGTTAGTCCTGAATTCAAATGCCCCACGTCTCTCCACTTCTAATCACCATCCGCTCCACCGAGGACGGCTACTACCACTGGGAGCTCCACGACGGTCCTGATGGTGCTTTCACTTATGCGGGCACCGCCCCGTTGCTGGAGCGCTGCTTTGAGGACATCGTGCGAGCCCAGTGGAGCCTGGCCGAGAACCTCACCAAGGAAAACCTTTAGCCACCCCTTACGTGATTCTTTCCGACACCGAGATCAAACGCCTGGCCACCGAGGCCGGGATGATCACGCCTTTCATTCCAGGCCTAGTCCGCACGCGGCGCGACGATGTGCGTGTGCTTAGCTATGGCGCCTCGAGCTATGGGTACGACCTGCGCCTTAGTGAACGCGAGTTCTACACCTTCCAGGGGCTATACGAGCTCGGCAGTGACCGCACTGCGGTGATCGACCCGAAGAACTTTCAAAGCGCACACCTGGTTCCGGTGCCGCTGCGGTACACACCCGAGGGCGAGTCCTATTTCGTCCTTCCGGCGCATAGCTACGGCCTTGGCGTCGCCATTGAGCATCTGGCGCTGCCGCCCGACGTAACTGCGCTTTTCATAGGTAAAAGTACTTACGCACGCTGCGGCGTGATTGCCAATACGACCCCAGGCGAAGCGGGATGGCATGGCCACCTGACCTTGGAGTTCAGCAATAGCAGCAGCTCACCGTGCCGCATCTATGCAGGCGAGGGCATTGTGCAGGCGCTGTTCTTCCGCGGCGCACCATGCGAGACCTGTTATGCGACCCGTGCAGGTAAGTACCAGGACCAACCCGAGCGCGTAATAACTGCCCGCATTTGAGCTTGCCTTGCTTCAAAACAGGCGGTAAGTTCTCCCTATAGTATGAACTTATAGGAACCTTTAACCCTGTGGCAGATCGCGTTTACGGCCCGGATGGACTTAACGAAAGGCAGCGCATTGCTGCCACTTTTCTTGCGCAGGGAAAGACCATCCGAGAGACCGCGCGTCAGCTTGGAGTAAGCGAAAAGTCGGTCTACACATGGCGGCAGCGCCCAGCGGTGCAGCAAGCCATTGCCCGGATTCAGCAGGACCTGCTTTCCGAGACCGGTGGCATGAACATCAGCACAATTCCTGATGCCATCCGTGTTCTCGATGAGATCATCAATAACGACGACGCCCGCGCTGCTGATCGCATCGCCGCTGCCCGCACGTTGATGAGCGGTGCGCAGGCTTATCAAGAGCGCCGCATCCTGGAGCGCCAGATTGCTGACCTAGAGCGCCAGCTGCTGCGGCTTACGGCCGCCAATGACGCGGTAGCAGATGCACCATCCGCTGCCCCCGAGGACGACGACCTACTGCTGCCTTCTGCTGATCCTGCGGACTTCGAAAGCTGATGGCATCTGTTTCTAGCCTCCGCAAGCGCGTAGAGCGCCTTCAGACCGAACTAGCCCGCCGTCAAGCCCGTGCTGCGCTGTACGAGCCTGCTAGTCCTACGCAGGGGCAGCTCCCCGGCGTGGAGGCTTGGCCGTCGTTCGCACGACGCACGTGGATCCGCACGAGCGGCACGATCGCGCCCTTCGATCCGTATGCGTACCAGATAGATCTGATCCGTTCGATCAACGAGAACCCGAACACGCTGGTCAATAAGTCCCGACAGACCGGCGTATCCGAGACCGTATGCAACTACCTGCTGTGCCGCGCCCTCACCGAGCGTGGCTTTGCTGCGGTGATCTTCTCCAAGACGCAGCAGGACGCCTCCGAGCTTGGCCGCCGCGTGCGTGCGATGGCGAATAGCCTCCGCGGCGAGTCGGTGCGCTATCTGACTGATAGCACCACGCAACTCGCATTCGAAGGCCGCGGCACGCTGTATTTCCTGCCGGCGTCACCCCGCGCCGCTCGTGGTATCCCCAGCTGCTCCGTCCTCTTCATGGACGAGGCCGCCTTCCTCGAGGGTGCTGCCGAGATCTACCGCGGCGCTATGCCCACGCTGTCCATGGTGGGCGACGACGCCAAGGTGATCGTGGTGTCCACACCCGACACGGAGCTGGACTGGTTCGGCCAGCTGTGGCACGCGGACGAGGGTGACTGGAACAAGGTCGCCATCCATTACTCGCAGCATCCGATTTACGGTGCAGACCCCGACTGGGCACGCCGTACACGTGAGTCGCGTCGGATGACACTGGCAGCCTGGAACTCCGAGTACGAGCTCACCTTCGGCGCCACTGACACGCAGATCTACCCCACCGAGCTGGTTGCCCAGGCTTCCCGCGGCCACTGGCGGGAGTGCGGCTCCATCAACCGCACTTATGTGATTGGGGTCGACCCGAATGCTGGAGGCAACGACTACTTCGTTGCAATGGTTCTGGACGTGACGAGCGCTCCCTACGAGGTCGTCGGAATGTACCGAGAGAACGGCAAGAGCACCGATTACAGCTTGAAACATGTAAAAGCCTTAATTGAGGACTACATGCCACAGCGCGTAATTGTGGAGAAGCAGGCGATGGGCGCTGTTATCGCTGAAGCACTGCAGCATGTGCTGCCAAATTATGCCATTGAAACCTTTAACACCAGTCGTGCGTCCAAGACAGTGGCAACGGATCGAATTTTGTATTTGCTTGAGCGGGAAGAGCTGCTGTTTCCTGCGGGGATCATCGCGGACGAACTCCGAGCGTTTCAGCAACGCGAGAACGGCAGCCGCGAGGCCGCCAGCGGAGCGCACGACGACACTGTGATGGCGCTGGCTTTTGCCTGTTCGCTGATCCCGGAGACGCCTGCTACTGCGAGCTTCTTCGACAATATCTAGGCAGCTGCCCAGCCTTGCGAGTCCGCTTCAACCCAGAGTCTGATAGCGGCTTCACGGCGTGGCGACCAAGCGCTTTGGCGACGAAACCAGGCACGCCAGTCGAGCTCACTGCCTTTAGCGCGATTGCAGGCAGCGCAGCAGCACACCATGTTGCTGCGATCACTGCGTCCACCTCTGCACCGAGGGCGAACATGATCGAGCGTGTCTCCTGGTTTGCCGCAATAAGCGCAAAGGGACCCCCAGCTGTTGAGGATCCCTTCGCGAAATCTTTGCTTGGCCTGCCGCTTGGTTAGAAGATGTGGTCCATCGATTTGATGGTCAACCATTCCCCTTCAGGTGGCTGTTTCAGATTAGCGAGGGGAGGCTGTCAACCCCCATACAAGTACGTTACCGGGTGCAAATGTACGTTACCAGATGCAGCCGCACGTTACCAGATGCATTTTTGCGTTACCATATTCACCTGCATCTGGTACTACTTATCTATGACGCCATCCACAAAGCAGCTATTCTGCTAACAGCTCCTCCCCGAGCCCGCTTGTGCCATGACTACTGCATCCTCAGACAATTACCGGAATGACGGTGCATTAGTTAATGCCCTAACGGGTCTAGGTGTGCCGTCAAAAGATAAAACAACCGCAACAAGTGTCAGCTTTCAGACTCTGCTAACCGAGGCTGAACTCGAATCTCTATACACCAATGGCATCCCGCGTCGCTACGTCGACGCTATTAGTGACGAGATTCTGCGCCACCGTCCCACTATGAAACTGGGTGGCGACGACGCCTCGGATAACGCAGACCTCCTTACCCGCTTTGAGCAGTTCCTGCAGGCCTCGCAGTTCCACTTCGCTCTGTCGGAAGTCATCAAGCTGCAGCGCCTCTATGGCGGCGCCGGCCTTGTGCTGCTGATCGACGACGGCGGTGCACCAGAGGATCCGGTCGAGATGAACCGCATCCGCGCTATCCGCGGCTACGTGCCGCTTTCTCGCCACGAGCTAATCCCCGAGGACTTCTCGATCACGGATTACTCCCGTCCTTCGCACTACCGCATCACCACCAGCCAGCGGATCACACCGGATCAGAGAAGCGGTTACGTCAACATCCGCATCCACCACACGCGCGTTGCACGCTTCGATGGCCTGTTTCTGCCCTGGAACCAGCGCTCCCGCAACACCGGCTGGG